CTCCAGCCGCCTCCATGCCGCGAAGCCAGCCCTGGACGCGGTCTGCACCAGCATGTGTGCCTTTGCCAGTGCGGCATGCGTAAGTATCGTCAATCATGGATCGATCCCAGATTGGCCCGCAAATATTGCAGATGGCGTGCTGTGCAACGCGGTCACGGTAGGGTGCCGCCAGGATCTCGCGGCGCTTCGGCTCGTAGACTAGAAACGCCCTGTAAGGGCCGGGGCGATAGGTGCCCCATAGCATCTCCATCTGCAGCGCACCCAACTCCTCCCAAAGCTGAGACTCGAATGCGGCCACCTCGTAGCGGTCGCGCTTGCCACGACGGGCCAGGCGGTGAGCCTCAAGCAAGTTGTCCCAGTTGATGATTTGTTCGATCAATCGCTTATTTTTACTACCCATACTGTCTCCAGAAAAAAAGCGGCCAGTCAGGGCTTTCGCTTTCGCTACTTGCGCTAACCGGCCTGTCGTGTTCGGCCCGCGTGAGCGGGACCAGGATGGATCGGCTGACCCCCTGATAGGGATCTCAGGTGACGCCAACTCAGTTGGCGCCCTCTCTGATAATGGTGGTCACAGACGCAGCGCAGGCCAATGTTGCCATTCGCGTTCCACGGGTTCGCATTCGAGTTCAGAGCGCGAGAGCCGCAGCGAGAGCCGTTGTCAAAGTTGCCACCGCCGATGAAGCAGCGCCAAGCGGCGTCGAAACCCGACCCACCCCTTACGGGGTTAGGCGCCCAATCGCTGGCGCCAAGCGCCAATCATGGCACCAATTTCCGAAAGCTGGCTGCTGGCATCGCCTACGCGCCGGGGCGCCAGGAGCTTACGCTCGGCAGCGTGCCGCAGCAGCGCGCGCAGATAGCGGATCTGCTCGTCAGCACGATATACCTTGCTTTTTTGATTGCTGGTGGCTGCATCAATCAGCCTACGCACCAACTCCCAAAGCTCGTTTTCCAGTCGCAGCGCGAAGCGGTAGCGCTGGTGCTTCGGGATCTTGTCGATATGCGGCACCAAATCAATGATCAACCGCTCTGCTTTGTTCACGATAACCAGACCCCGCTGCCGCGGGGCCTCTTCAGGGCCAAGGCTCACAGGGCGTCACAGACGCAGCGCAGGCCAACGTGGCCATTCGCGTCCCACGGGCTCGCATTCGAGCCCAGAGCGCGAGAGCCGCAGCGAGAGCCGCTGTCAAAGCCGCCACCGCCGATGAAGCAGCGCCAAGACGAACTATCGCCCGCACCATATACATAACTGCGCATTTGGCCGCGCGCAAAGCCGGCGTCTTTACCCACGTTAACAATGTCAGACTTGTAAACGGCACGATTCTCAAGGCCTAGGTCATAGTGGTCATCCAGCCACTCCCAAAGGTTCCCGGCCGCGTCCACCACGTTGAACATGGACACCGCTTTAGCCACAGCACCGGCCGTGGTCGGGCCGCTGTTGCTCGTGGCCGACCACGCGGTGTCGTTGTTGATATCGCTACCCTGGGGCGCGCCTTCGGCGTACGTGAGAAACTCCTCTGCTGACGGCAAGCGCTTTCCTGCATTCCTAACCAGCAAATGAAAATCTACTCGGGCGTAGATGTCGTCCTTAATAGGCGCGACCCCATAGCGGCTGACGGGGATATTTTCCGGCCAAGTGCCGCTTCCCTCGCTGTTGAGGTAGATGTCTACCCAAAGCCGGCCTGGCACCACTTCAACCATGCCCGTTGGGTCGCAGGTCGGGCGGCGCTGCAGATCCCAGACGCTGTTGGGCACGATCTGCGTAGCCGGCGTAATGCTGGTGTTGTAGCGCTCACTGACGCTGCGAACACGGCCATAATGAAAGCCGCCAATTTTGCGGGAATTTGAACTGGTGTATCCGCCGGGCACGGTGATATTCGTGCTGGCCATCAAGCCTGCACGGCCGTCAGCGCCCTGAATAGCGTACAGGTACACATCGTCGCCCAGGGTTAGCGCATCCAGCGAGCCGTCCTGATTGCTGACGGCGGTGGGGTCCCAGTCGGTTAAGGCTGGGAAAACGTAACCCTTACCGTTACCGCCGATATTCAAAATACCCTCAGGCAGATCCAGCCGCATTGCGCCAGAGGCCGCAATTGAGCCCATTAGCTGATAATGGCCGGCGCCCATGGCCGGGATTGCATAGCTTTTTACTGTCATTAGATCGCTCCCAGATCCGTGATTGCTTTTTCGACATTCTGCACCGTAAAGCCCAGCCAAAATATTGCAGCTGCAGAGCTTTCAGTGCGCACAAACTGCACCCGCTGAGACACACCGGTCTCTTGGTCCTCAATGGTCAGCACCCGGTATTCGGGCATGTCGCCGTCTGGCTGCTCGCCTTCGGCCAGCTCGCGATCACGGTCATAAACGAAGCGACTGGCAAGTAATCCTTCCCAGTGCCTTTTTAGCGTGGCCACGCCCTGGGCGCGGATCTCGCCCTGCAGAGCCAGCCCCTGCAGCAAGTCATAATCCGCCCGCGTTCGCAGGCCATAACGTGGTACACCTTGCATCAGATTTCCTCCACTTTAATGACGGCCACGCCGTCTACACGGCTAATAGCACGGCGGTCAGCGATAGCATTCATGGCCGCAGCCAGCTGTGCTTCGTCCGCAACATCAGCCACCACGCCGGCATCGGCCAGTACGTTCAGCAGCTCGCGCTGCAGCATGTTGAAATAGTCGGCAAGCATGGGCGTTGCCCGTACGTTGCCCGCCGGATCTCCGCTTCTCCATTCACCTACGGATGTTGCCCGCTCGGTAAAAGCACCTACTTTTTCCATCGTTAAACCTCCTGATAACCCACATTTAAAACGAGCCAAGACGGTGCAGCTTCGTGCAGCGCACACTCCACCAACCGGTCGCCCCAGCTGCGCAGCGGGTCGCCAATCTCAGACGCACCGATTACCGCCTCGCGCACCACACCGTTTGGCACCAAAACATCCCAGGCCCACAACCAATCCTCGCTATTCATAGGGTCGCCAATCTCGGCGCCTCTCGGCCCGACGCCCGTTGCCAGCTCCAAGGTCGCCTCTTGGTGCTCGATGATTTGCGCGCCCTCGTAACCCAGCGCAGCCGCTAAGCCGATATAGTCCTGGCACTGCATGCCACCGCGACCAACAATCCGCCCGATCAGCGCCACGCGGCGATCGGCCTGACTCTGGTTAACGGGGGCGCACCCACTCGGCAGGCCGTAACTACCCTCCCACTCGGGAAACAGTGCGTCTGATTGCCGCGGGTCGGCCTCTTCGAGTAGCGTCAGAGCGTGCGCATCAACCCTGGCAAACTCTTGCGCTGAGCCGTCCAGCAAGCGCTGCAGATTGCTCTCAGGCTCTACCGGCCAGACCATGCCAGGGGGCAGCAAGCTAAACAGCAGCCCACGATAGTCAGCGGATGTCAGCTTCCCACCCACGTAACACCTCCCCAGATAGGCAGCACGCCAACGGCATGCGTAACATCGGCAACCGGTGCCTGTAAGTCGTAGTCGTCAACGCCAGGCGCGAGGCTAATGGCAGCGCGAATGCGGGATATGAGCAGCGTGCTGCCCGGCTCCCCCTCGCGCTCTATCAGGTCAGCCAATGCTTGCGCGGCGGCGCTGCGCGCATCTTCGGTGTCCGGTCTAACGATAAGCTGCGGCTTAAACTCCTGAGTGTCTGGCGCCACCACATACACCTGGGCCTGCACGTTCCGCCGGCCTTCGATGTAAGCCATCACCGCTTCCAGTAGCTGCTGCGACGGCAGCGGCCCATCGGCAGCGTCGTCTGCCATGATGCGCACCACCACCGACCCCGGCCCCATGCCCAGAGGATCTTCCCAGGCGCGAGTCACGCCGGGCACGTCGAGCGCCCAACCTTCCCAGTCACCTTTAGCGCCGCCGCGCGGCACTCGTGCCCGGCGCTGCAAAATTCGATCGCGCCAGCTGCTGTGCGCCTCTAAATCTGCACCACCCCGCACACCTTCAGCATCTACTGCGGCCGCAGCACTTACGCCGGGCAAGGGCGACACAAGCCGCAATGCCGCTCCGGGCGGTTGATCGCCAGCTGCTCCCGCCTCAAGGGCCAGCACGGTGGTCGTCGCTACGCCGGCAGCAATGACCACTTCCTCGGTTGTTTCGTATTCCTGGCCGTCCAATTGCAGCTTTGTGCCGACCACAATCACCGCGTCGTTGCTGCCCTCAAAGCCAGCCTTTCCACTCGCCTTGGCCGCCTGTCGGCGGGGAACCCCAGCGCTGTGCAGGTGCAGCAGGTCGTCGTCGCAGGTCTCTGGGAATAGCTGACGTTCCAGCCATTGAAGGTACCCGTACAGGCCGTGCGTTACTCCGGCCTGGCTTGTTGCCAGCGCTTGCGTTAGGCGAACGGCAAGCCCTGCCTGCGCGCCTGGTAGGCGCGACAGCAGGTCCTGATCAACTCGTGCCATCAAATCCGGCAATGAAGGCCGCTTAAACCCCATCTAACCCTCCGTTATGCAGCAGCTCGCCACACGTAGTCGTATTGCAGTTCCAGCACCGCGCGATCGCCGCGCCGGATCGTTATCCGCAAGCCCAAAGCGTCACGGCGCATTTGCCAGGCCTCCACTTCCACCGCTTCCGCCACGGCGTCTTCGATCAGCCAGGCCAGCGCTTCTTCGGCGTATTCCTTAGCGCGGCGCAACACCTCGGCCTGCGCCTTTTCCCGGTGCAGAAGCCACAACCGGGAGCCGTGCGGCCGGCTGCGGTACGCGTCTGCCCAGTAGCCGCGGCGATCGCTGGTGCCATCCGGCAGTACATCCTCTGCCAGGGCTCGCCGATCGGTGAACAGCGATAGACTCACGGCGGTTCGCAGGCTTTCGTCGCCCGCAAGATCGCCATCTTCCAGGGCCAGATCAAAGCGCTTGTCGCCTGCATCGTATTTCAGTGCGAAGTCCATTAGCTCATGCCTTGGTTCGGCCGATCTGTCGGGCCGCCGTTGTCGTTCTCGACATGGTTATGCCCGTTATAGGTGTCGCGCATGCCCTGTATCGTGCCCTTCGGATCGGCCACCGACGCGGCAGAAGACAAGGCGCCCGAGAACTCACCTGTGCCGTTCACGACCAGGTTGCCGTTGATGGTTACGTTGCCGTCGTGAGTCGTGGTGGCCGTGATGTGGCAAGTCGGCGCGGTCACCTCCAGGTGCTGAACCGCCCGCACCTGGAT